GTTCCAACGCCTTAAGCGTTTGTTTCATTGCTTCAATCATCACTATCCTCCCAAGGGTGGCTCGTTGCATCAGCGTACAACGCCAAGCAACCGCCTACGATAAAAATAGCAACAATGCCGCCAACAATAATGTCAATCCAGTCCATCATTCGCCTCCACGTTCAAGTTTAAAAAGCATCATGATGGCAAAGCCACACGCCCAGATAGTCAGTACGACTTTCAAGTCCGTCGTCCAGTTAGCCGTGTCCCAGCTTGCTGAGATGCCAGCGCCGATGATGTACCAGAACGCATAGCTGATGATGAACGGGGTCATGATGAACCCAATGGTTGAAAAGTAGCGTTTCATAATGGTGCTTTTTCATGGTTTTCGGGGTTGAACTTCGGGGTCTTGTTGCCCTTGTCCTTCGGGTTGGGGAATGGTGGGAATGGCCACATTGGTTGTCTCCTTGAGTTTTAAAACTTCACGCTCTACGCAATCCAAGAAAAATGAATGCGGTTTGTTCACGAAAAGAATGTTGTTTTGTACGGGTCGCAGTTCTTTGATGATCTGCAAAACTCTGTCGTATGCTTCTGTTGTCATGCCTTTTTCTCCTTAAAATCATCGACTGCGATGCAGCCACGTTCTCGACAGCCCTCGTCCATGTCGGGCAAGAACTCATCGAGCGCCTTGTAAATCTTCTCGCGCAACAAAGACGGTGAAGCATGGTGCAGTACGGCTATCTCCATCAGCGTGTTGACCAGCGGCCTTGCTTGTTCGTACCTCATAGTTTCTCCTTGAGGGGCAAACCCCATAGTTTGTAGCCAGCACAGTCCGTGTGGGTGTACTTGCCATCGTTACCAACAGCGTTGGGTAGTAGCGCGTGCGCTTGAGGGTGTTTGTCGTGGCATGGGAAGCCGCCAGACTCGCAGATCGTGCCAAGACTTGAACGCAGCAAGGCTCTGTGTCCCTCGGGCGTTGTTGGTTTGCATGGGCAATGCGAGCAGGGCTTCATCAGTCCACATCCTTTGCTAGACAAGCGAATGCCTTGGGCAAGCCCACTGCTCCTTTGACTTCTTCCTGCCGCGCCACCAGCGCAGCCGCAGCTTTGTTGCACAGTGCTCGGGTCTTGAACTCATCCACCTTCTCCCAGTTCAAATTGCCGCCAGCGTTCATTTGAAACACTACCAATACGAATGCACCAATCATTCTTCATCTCCCATTAATTTCAATCCCTGCACGATATGAAGAGCCAAGGTCATCAGCTTACTGACTGCTTTGTCCTTCCAAGCTTTCTTTTCTTCTTCTGTCTCGAGCCCCCATTCGCCGTCCAAAATGGCTTGCAGCGTGTCGCAAACACTACATGAACCATATCCAACTTTGACGTACCAGTAAGTGCTTGGCTGATAGATTGCCGCTCCAATCACATACAACAATGTGCCTTGGTAGTCGCCGTCATTGATCTCGTGAATGCGCGCTGGATCAGGTGTTTCGTATTCATCTTCATCGTTCAACATCTCCACCACAGCAAGAACAATGTCGCTGTAGCTGCTTGGCAGTTTGGCTTCAAACTTTTCTTGGACTGAATCTTTGCGCTCAAACCAGCGTTTTGTAAATTTCTCAATCATGATCGTCTCCATTTAATTGACATTGCTCTGCCGCGAACACCACGGCGCTTGGACAGAACTTTTGGTGTGTACCAAACAATCTGTGTTTTTAATTCTTCAAGAGCCATCTTCACTGCTTCGCCCGTGTGTTTCATGGCCTTGGCCAATGACTCTGCAAATGTTCCAGCAATCTCTGCCGTCTCATCGTCATAGATGATGTAGTTCATGGTTTGTCCTTTACCCATAGGCAGTCAAAACAAATACGCATCATCCAGCGCACGAACCAGTTTGGCTCTTTACCTTTTAATGGTCTGTAAATCATTCCTACGCCGCTGGGTCGGTTGCCCCATAAATAGCATTGCCACTCTGATTGCTCGGGGAATATTTGGAATTGGTATTCCTGTGGCTTGTAGACCCATTTATCTGGGTCTGTTGGGTGGTCATGTAGTGGCATTTTTTCCTCAATTCTTTGAAAAGTAATAGGCCAAGCCGACCCATATCACCAGCGCCGCATAGCCCATGAGGACATTGCGCCAGCCGTTGTTTTCTTCAGGTGGGTAGAACCACTCTGCTCGGTCGATTGATTCTGGAAACGCTTCCGCCAATGTGCGCGGGTAGCAGCGTGTTGTTGGGTTGTGATCTTCAAGCATTTGCTTCCTCCCTTTTCTTTACCACCCTTGCCTTCTTGGCTTTGATGGTTTTGTTGACGATGACCAGAGCCTGCTCCATCTCTTTGACTGTGGCCACCCTGAGCTGCTCGTCGTGCAAGTCCATGCCAAACCGAACGGCTTCGAGCTCTGACGCATTGAAGCGGTATGAGCCCTTGTCTACGCCCCGTTTGGCCATGTTGAATACTGCGTCCTGCGCCGCCCGAATCTCAGCCCTGTAATCGTTGCCAATGCCAAGGATGGCCAGTGCTTCGGCGATATTGAATGCCTCAATCAAGTCATTAGCGTGAAAGCTGGTGGGTTCGCCCTTCATGATCTCGTCAAAGGCCATGTGGTTGCGCAACTGCAGATTGACGCCCGCTTCGGGCACGCTGGCCACGGTTTGAATGCCGGACTTGACGTAGGTCATCACGTCAAGAACAACACCCTTTGGCCGGTACTTGGAGCGCTTGCGCATCAGTGCGCCTCCTGCTTCGCCATGGCAATACTGCCATCAACCATTTCTTTGATGCTGTTGAGCATGGTGGACTTATCTTCGTCAGTGATGCCGACACCAGCAGCCATGACGTAGAAAGCAAATGCCAACGTTGCCAACCCCTCGCCGGGCGTGTTGGTGTTCTCTCTGATGATCTCATCAATCTTGCGCGCCAACAAAGCCGCCTTGATCAGACCGGCCTTTACCAATTCCTGCTCTTCATTCATTTCTCTCTCCTTGTTGATGGAGTGCAAATAGTAGCACATATTTGCAAGCATGCAACAGGTATATTTATAGGTGTTGTCACTGATGAGACAGTTTATTTTCGCCAGTCGGTTTGATCCCAATTGCCTTTTCCATGGTTGCATTCGTGGCAAAGTACTTGTAAGTTATTGATGTCCATGGCCAAGGACGGAAACAGTTTGCGTGGCTTCACATGATCTACGTTCATCACTGCGCCAGTCTCTGGAGAAGCGCCGCAGCACATGCACTTGCGACCGTGCAGCTTCAAAGCCTGCATACGCAATTTACGCCATTCGTATGTGGACAGAAAAGAATCAGTGGCAACGTTTACATTCGATACAAAAACGGTCTTTTTCTGAGCCGCTTGCCGAGCTTTAAGTCTTTGCTTCTTGCGTTGATTCTTGGATGGCTTGACCTTCTTTTCAATTGTTGAAGGCCGAGGATATTTCTCTTTGTATTTCTCGCAGATGTAAGCGAAGTTCGACCGAACCCAGTCTTCAGGATCAACATCCATCGGGCACGGCATATCATCAACCTCAAGAGCTAAACAGGCTTGCTCTATTTCACTCAATCCTTGTCTCTTCTCAGATCTAACTCTGGAAGTTATGTACCAAGGTAAAGCACTACTAGTAACACCAGTCTTTACTGTCACAACATACTCCTTTTCACACCGAGAGAGTGACTGAGCAAAATGGACACAACCCACCCCTAGCCCACTGGACGCGGGGTTGGCTGAAGATCAAAAAGCAGGATCACACGTCGGTCGTTCCCTCGCTATTTTGGCCACGGTCATCTCTCAATGTTCCGCCGTGACTGTCAGACATTTAGACCCATTGTGAGGCCCCTTCTTAGCGCACTGACCGAGCTCGACCTGACTGTTGCCGTTGCCCCGGAGCACCCCAATCTTTCGACATGGATCCGTTCTGGCGGTTTACTCAACAATCAGCGCTATCTCCACCCGCGCTTGCCACATCGATACTTTTTATGGCTCTCGATCTGGGCCAAACCGTTCATGTGCCCGTTAAATTACCAGATCAAGGTACACGGCAGAAAGCAAAAAACCCTTATGGAAACGAGCTTTAGGCTTGGTTGCCGCATAAGAGCCTGCACAGACAGGACATCTCAGCTTTGACGAAGCCCGCTCCCATAAGGGTTCGGGTGTGCGTTTCTGTGAACTACGACAGGTTACCAAGCTGTCGATGCGGTGGATTATACATAGATTTTTGAACGTTGCAAGAAATATTTGCTGGCAACGTTTACACGCGGATTGTTGGTGGCTGGTACTGATCTCCAGCTTGGGAGGATTGTTCCCTTTCAACAGCCGTGACCGCTCACGTACACAGCCTACGCATTCACCAACACGGCAAGCGCCTCCTTTTGTACAACACCCCGTGGCTGGCCATGTCACAGCCCTTTGGACTCAGGATGCTGCTGGGCGTCCCCCAGAAGCGCTTAGCGTGTTGGTGGCCAGTTACGCCGGCCAGTCGGTCAACTCGGGCACCGAGAGAGGAAAGAACCCATTGACTGATGCGGTTATACGGGCAGAGCAGAACAAACGCCCACCCCGTTTACACCATCACCTAACTCCACAGGGCGGTCTGAATATATCAGAAAAAGACGGGGCATATTGCAGCCCCGTTTAACCCAACTGAAAGGAGAACGACAACCCTGAAGCTGTCCCCTCAATCATATATCAAACAACCTGCGCCGCCAAAACTCAGCCAGCAGTAAGGCCTCTGCCCGTCCGTTGTCCTTCTTGCGCGCCAGTGGAGCGTTCGGCCACAACTCCCTCGCCATGGCCAAGCTGTCATCCTTGTCCGACGTCAGCCCCATTTCCTTCTTCCACTCACGCGGTGACACCAGATGCCAAGGGCAATCAAACCGCTCGGCCAATGCAATGGCAGCACCAAACGACATCCCAAACTTGAAAGATGAAACAACCCCCTGGCCCGGCATGCTGTGGACCGATTCAACAATGACTTCGCAATCTTGCTTGTCGCGTGCGAGACAGATCTCACCCCAAATCTTGTTTGATTCCAAATGCTTATCTGTGTGGTGCATATCACCACAAGCGTGGTAATTTCCATTGTGCGTAATGGCTCCCCATGCGCCCGAGAACCCCGGATCAATACCAAATATCAGCATCTCTCTCTCCTTTTTTGAATTTATATGATATCAGGTCTTGACGCTTGCAATATATGTGGTACATTACTCTCCCGACTAACTGATACATGGAGAGAAGATGGAAAAAGCAAAGATGTATCAAGATCTAAGTAATGCGCAGGAGCTGGCATCTAAGATCATTGATCACGTACAGAAATCCATGGGCGACAAGCCCGGCGTAACAGAAGAAGAAGCAGACCTAATTCGAGCGGCACTGTGCATTGCCTACTCGTCATTTTGCTCAATGACCGAAACCAG